GGGACGGAGATTAAACTGAAACAGGAGGAATGATGTATGGCACGGAAGAGGTTTAGAAACAAGACGAAGTATTTGCAACTGGTGTATGACGAGCACGGTGAACGCCGTGAGATAGTCCCGGGTGGAACGGTGATTCTTGAAGAATCCTGGGGGAGACGATTCGGTAGAGTGTTAGAACTTGTTGGGCCTGTGAAGAAGACGGTTAGTGCCAGCACAGGAGGTAGTGGGAAAGACGATAAGAAGTGAGGAGGGTGAAGCATGGCTGATATTGGAGATTTGATGCGCGAAACTCGTGAGCGTCTCGGGAATCCGTCGGAGACAGTCTTGCCGGACGCCAGCCTTCAGACTNCTGTGAACATGGCGCTTGAGGAAGTCTCGCGTCTGATGCCTGTCTACGTTTATAAGCAGGTCGCCCTCCAGGTTGGTGTCGAGGAGTACGATGTTGAAGAAGAGGTTGTGAATGTGACTGATTTCTGGATGTCGTTTCCGCAGTCGTCAGCCGAATTCGCCCTTGACCTTGAAGGAACGCTGGGTGTGTTGGGACTCGACCCTGAGTATGCCGGAATGAGGGTGTTTCATAGCCCGTCGTTGATGCACATTCTGGAGCACAAGTGGGAGCAGTGGTTCTACCGCTATGGTTATGGTTGGGAGTGGAATCCTGACAGCCGGAAGATTCTGGTGATGCCCCCACCGCGTATAACCGGGAAGGCCGTGTATAAGGGCACGATNAACCGCACGCTGGAGACCATTCCGCAGAAGTTCTGGAAGGCGTTCAAGGACTTGGTATACGCCGAGAGCCTGATGGTCATAGCAAATGCCTACAGTGGTGGTGGAGGCGTGACGTCCATTCCGATTGGGATTGGTGATGTCCGTTTCGACACTGGTAGGATGGAGGCGAGGGCGGAGAAAGTCCGGAAGGAAGCCCTGAGCAAGTTAGGCGTTGGTGGAGGGGCGGTGGTTATAGGATGAAGAATGATGGTGGAAGACCGTATGACCCGATGGCTCCTGAGAACCTGCCGAAGGGTATGAAATTGCCCGAACAGAAGCGAATCTCACAGGCCGACCGGAACTACGTGTCCGAGATTGTTGGGAAACTGAAGGAGATAGAGGGACTTAGTATCGAGATACTGAGGATGGAGACCAGAGAGGATGTGGAACAGGCTCCGATTGTCTCGCTCGTCCTGGAGGTCAGACCCGAGGACGGTGATGCCGAATGAATTTAGCTCAGATACAGGCAGAAGCTGTTAAGCTGGCGATTGCGATGAACCCCACGACCGTGACGGTCAATAGGGTAGAGTATGAACCAGATGGTGGAGGCCGAAAGAGGACGGAATCAACAGTCGGGCCGTTCACGATACTGATGGCAGGTCAGGTCAGAATAGACAGTCGGTCACAGGTTGATGAGGGAGGAGAAGCGAAGGAAGCCGATTGGCTCGCCCTCGCTGATGCTGGAGCAGACTTCAGGTGGGGGCCGAACGTCGAAGATACGTTCAGTGTTTCCGAACTGGGGACGTTCAGAGTCAAGCACACCCGTCCCGTGACTGTTGAAGGTCAGACCGCCGGGTATGAACTCAGACTGGAGTTGGTCGTATGAGCATACGAGTAGAAGGTGTGAATGAAGTGATTGCGAACCTCCAGAACTGGAGTCGGAGGAAGAAGGCTGACCTGAAGAACGTGGCTGACCATGAAATATGTCCGATGCTCGAACGCTATGCCAAGTCGCACCGTCCCTGGACTGACAGAACTGGGAACGCAAGACGAGGGTTGTTCAGCAGGGCGGAGATGACCCGGGACGAACTGATTATCAGGGTAGCCCACACCGTGTATTATGGAGTGTATCTCGAACGAGATGGAGCAGGACGTTACTCGATACTGTTGCCCACGATAGAGCAGAACCGTGCTTCGATGGAACGAATACTTCGAAGATTTTGGGAGAGTTGATTATGAGGAATGCAATCAGAGACAGGATAATTGAAGAGGTTGAGGACTTCGGGACTCGGGTCTACGAACCGTATATGCCTGATGCGAACACCGAAAAGCCGTATGCCGTCATCGTTATGGGCGGTGAGGTCGAGACGAACATGAGGTATGGGTTCGATGTTCCTGTCAGAGTCTGGGTCTACGTTGATAAGACCAGTTTTAGTGATGTGGACAGTCTGCTTGCGAAGGTAATCAACGCCCTGAATGGAGTAGAGCTTGAGGCCGATGGCCTGAAGTTCGGTCTGAGGTATACGGGTTCGACGGACGATACGTATGATGAGACGTGGAAAGCCCTGACGAGGCAAGCGAACTTCGTCATAGAGACCATCAGAGGGGGGTAAAGATGAAGTCAAAAGTTAGTAGGATTTTCATTGTTGATGGAATAGAGTATAGAATCAAAGAAAACCAAGATGTTGGCAACTTGCCAAAGCATGTACAAAACAAGCTAGTATCACTAGGACTGGTTGATGTGGAGAAGAAGTCAAATAGAAAGACTGGAAGGAGGAAGAAATAATGGCAATTCAGATTAAGAGAGGTTACCTGAGAGGTTGTCGTGGACTGTTAATCACTGGATTGAATCCAGATGGTAGCATGCCCGAAAATCCCGTTAGACACTGGATTGACACAGCACAAGAGGCTAGTATCGAAACCGAAGTGGTAGAAGGTGAACAGAGCGACCTTAGAGGTGGCGACAGACTGTTGGCTAGAGTAGAAGAGAATGACGTTGTGACAGGTGTGAACCTAAGCTTCACTAACGCAAGATTCGATGCTCAAGTAGTTCAACTGCTTATGGGTGGCACACTGATTACGACTGGTACGGGAGAGACCGAAGAGATTATTGGTTGGGAAGCACCAACCGTTGCGGCTCAAGCAGAGAAGAGACCAGTACAGGCTGAGTTATATGTACAGTCCTTCAATAGTGAGGGCGGTAGAGAAGCGTACTTGAAGTACAAGTTCCCGTACTGTATTGGTGTTCTGGGTTCAATAGAGCACAGCGACCAAGAGTGGGGTACACCGGAGTTCTCGCTTAAAGCAAGAGAGAATCCAAGCACGGGTGCATCAGCTTATAGCAAGCAGTTCGTGGAAGACTTGCCAGCTATGCCTTATGCAGTGACCGTTGCTGACGTAGTTGGCGGTGGAACAGCCGAAGTGACTACTAGCCCAAGTGGTTCAGTATTGTCCGGTAGTACTGTAACTGTAACTATTGCGAACATTGAAGCTGGGTACGAGTTCGCTAGTATCAGCGTAGTAGACGCAGATGAAGAGGTAGTTTCGGTTACTGAAGTTATCCCGGGTGAAAAGTACACGTTCACTATGCCTAGAAAGGCAGTAACTGTAACTGTTACCTTGGCAGTAGTAACCCAAGGATAGAATAAAATTTTAGGGGGCTATCGTTATGAGACGTGCTAAAGTTGTGTGCGATAAATGCTCAGTAGAGTTTGATATGTCAGAAGTTGAGGTTAAGAAGGAGAAACTGATTAACGATAGAACAGGGATGTTCTTCGAATGCCCCGCTTGCGGGACCAAGTTTCCGTTTGCGGGGCTAACGAAGAAAGGTATCAAGATGCAGAAACGGTTGAAGAGTCTAGTTACCAAGATTAGAAAGCTTGACGGTGAGGACGAAAAGCGTACTGCATACCTGAAAAAGCATGAGGACCTATTGAAAGAATACAGTAAAGAAGTGACTGGACCGTACAATGAAGAGGAGGTGCTGAAGTAATGAGTGAATTGAGAGTTATCTCGTTAGAAGAGATTAAAGAAAGAGCAAAAGGTACGATAGTAGAAATATCGGACTGGATTCCGGGTAAGAAAATAGCAGTGAGGGTCAAAGCAATAGATATGACCCCGCACATCTTGAAGCTTGACAAACTTCCGAATATTTTGAAGGACTCAGCTACGGAGGTTTTCAATGGCAAGCAGATGTCAGATAAGCGAATTGCGGATTTGACGAACAGCCTGGACCAAGATAGCATTTCGAAAATGATTCCGATTATAGACGGAATTGTAAAAGAAGTTCTAGTTGAGCCGAAGTTTGATGATATTCAAGCTGTGTATCCATTGACGCTAAGGCAGAAGCTGGAACTGTTTAGGATAGCAATGGGGGACATAGAAAAGTTAGACTCCTTTCGTTAGGGATTCTGATAAAATGATTGAATTGATTTCGGTAGCCAGAACGTTCAATCTACGACCAAGTAGTCTGCTTTATGGGCTATCGACCTATGAAGCATATTGTTTTGATGTAGCATGTACTGTCTATGTTATGGAAATGGAAAAAGGTAAGAAACCGATTAGAAACATGGGCGATGCTACCACATGGCTATAGTAAGGTAGAAAGGGGGCATGTAATATGGCTGTCAGTTTAGGTTCAATCTATGCTGAGTTAAGGCTAAGGCTAGACCGATTTAAGCAAGACATTGCTAATGCCAGCGCCGAGCTAAAGACTATGCAAGAAGATGCAAGTAAGTCTTTGTCCGCCTATACCGATATGGGTAATCAGATGAAGAAGGTCGGCAGGACAATGTCTAAATATGTAACTGCCCCCATAGTTGGTCTAGGAACTGCTTCAGTGCACATGTTCACGCAGTTCGAAGAAGCCATGTCTCAGGTTAAGGCAGTCGCTGGTATGACAGGTGACGAGCTCCAGCGTATGACGGACCTCGCCTTGGAGATGGGGGCAAAGACAAAATTCTCCGCTCGTGAAGCGGCAAATGCTATGTACGAACTGGTCAAGCTGGGGTTTGATGCCAATGAAATGATGACAGCCTTGCCCGCAACCCTGGATTTAGCGGCGGCTGGTGATGTTGCCTTGGCAGAAGCCTCTGTCATTGTCGCTCAAGCCATGAACATGTTTGGCGAATCCGCAAGTCAGACTACCCGATATGCCGACGTTTTTGCAAAAGCGGCGGCTATGGGTGCTCTTGACGTTACGACATTGGGCGATGCCTTGTCCTATGCGGGTCCTTCAGCGGCGGCAATGGGCTATTCGTTGGAAGAAACAGCGGCGATATTGGCTGTGTTCTCGGATGCAGGTATCGATAGCACGAGAGCAGGTACGACCTTCGAAGCTATGCTGCGTGACATGAAGCAAAACGCTATGGAGAGTGGCGGTGCGTTGACGTTCCTTGGTAAATCAGGAGAAGAAGTAGCCATATCCCTGTATGATGCCAATGGTAAGATAAGACCGTTGGTTGACATTGTTCGGGACTTAGAGACTGCAACAGAGGGTATGACTGATGCCCAGAGGGATGCGGCTCTAGCAAACGTTGTCAGTACGCAAGGGTTACGTGGTTTGAATGTCTTGCTCGGCAAAGGAGCCGATTACCTGCAAACGTACACGGACGAGATTTACAATAGCTCAGGGGCTGGCGATGAAATGGCAAGGATTATGCAGGATAACTTGGCTGGCTCGCTGGAGCAGTTGAAAGGAGCGTTAGAAACCGCAGGTATTGCTTTTGGCGAAATTCTTGCTCCTGTGATTCGAGACATCGCTGATGGTATCAAGGCTCTTGTGGAATGGTTTGTGTCATTGTCTCCGGCAGGGAAGAAAGTAGTCGTTGTTGTAGCGGCAATTGTGGCGGCTATTGGACCATTGTTGATGGTCTTCGGTAGGATACTGACTGCGATACCCATGATGGTAAAAGGTTGGACGATGCTGACAAAAGGTTGGGGACTTATCAGTGCGGCGGCGTCTCCTGCCATTTTGCCGATACTGGGTATCGTTGCGGCGATTGCGGCGGTCATTGCCATCAGCGTTTTACTGTACAAGAACTGGGATAAGATTAAGGAATTTGCCGGAAACCTGTGGAAAAGTATCCAGTCCGGTTGGACAAATGTGGTTGAAGGTATTAAGAATCTGTTCGTTGGTATAGGCGAATTCTTTGAAGGTATATGGGACAGCATAACGACAACGTTCACTGCAATAGTAGAATGGTTCACAAGTTTGCCAGAACGTATTGCGACCGGATTGGAAAATTTCGTAACAGCAGTTGGCACGGGGATAACGAATGTAGTTACGTTCTTCAGTGAGTTGCCGGGGAAAGTGCTGACGTTTCTACTGAAATTGTTCTTTGAAGACATTCCGTACTGGGTAGGTTACGGACTAGGGACAATGGTAAGGTTGGTTATAGAGGGTATTGAAAAAACGGTTACGTTCTTCAGGGAACTGCCCGGGAAGATACTAGAGTTCTTGACAGAGTTATGGGAGTACATCAGTACCAAGTGGACTGAGATGAAAGAAACCATGACAAGACTTGCAACTGAGGCTATTGAAGCGGTAGTGACGTTCTTCAGCGAACTGCCGGGGAAAGTACTGAACTGGTTGCAGACTACGTGGGACAACATTCAGACCAAGTTCACCGAAATGAAACAGACCATGATTACCAGAGCAACCGAGGCAATCAATTCGGTAGTGACGTTCTTCAGCGAGTTGCCCGGGAGAATATGGACATGGTTGGTAAACACAGTAGGCAAGATTAAAAATTTTGGTACAGACGCACTGGCTAAAGCAAAGGATGCCGGACAGCAGATAGTAGACGGATTTATGAGTATAGTAACAGGATTGCCCGGACTAATTTGGAATACCTTGATGAGTGTAGGTTCCAAGTTGACTGAGGCTGGAAGTGCTTTATGGGAAAAGGCTAAGGGTGCGGCTAATAGACTATGGGAAGGATTCAAGAAAGGGTTGGGTATCAGTTCGCCTTCGTACTTGGAAGAAGCCATGTTTGACATAGTTGATACAGGAAAGTGGATGTTGGATAGCATGAAGTCCTACTTCAGAACCCTTGGTAATGTAAAGGTAAATCTGCCTTCGTTGTCCAANATGGGAAGTACGNTAAAGCAAGGTATGNATGAAGTGAGCCGACTTATAGGTGGAGACCAACAGTTTGCCTTTGCGGCGGCAGTCACTGGTCCTACTANANAAGTAGTGCGGCATGAGCATACTGGTGTATTAGAGATTAGAGGAATAAATGATGAGGGTCAGTTCGTAGACGCAGTAAGAGTGGTTATGGACGAACTCCGAAGGGAGGTTAGGACATAATGACTGGTTTGTACAGTGCGACGAATGACCTAATCACAAGATATGTAAATGTAGTACCGAAGAAAGATACAATCAAGGTTGAGAATAGGTTGCTTGATGGAACGTTTCATGTCCAGACTATAGGAACCTCAGCAGACTTGTTAGATGTTAAGCTTCAAGCGGTAAATGAAACAGTAAGAGCACGAGTAGATACAGCCGAAGCTACTGCGGAGGAGGTACGTATCGTCTTTGGCAACACGTACTGGGAGGGCATAATTCGAGCGCCCCTTAGTTGGGAGAAGGTTGCTGGTGTTTTCAGCACAAGTTTTGAATTTCTAGTATTAAGAACCGGAACGTTATGATAAAGGGGGGAGGTCAGTGCGAAGTTTACCAAAGAGTTTGCAGAATAAGTTATCACAGC